GACCGTAAGGCAGGGTCGGCTCAATTTAATCTGGATCAATTGCATGTTGGAAAGCAAGCCTTTGTAAAGATGCTGGCTACATCACTTGAGGCTGAAGTTGAAGAGGCTGAAGTCGTAAACTAGGAATGTCAAATGCCGCTAACCAAACTCCAGTTTCGCCCTGGAATAAACAAAGAGACTACGTCGTACTCTAATGAGGGCGGTTGGTTTGACATGGACAAGGTCAGATTTCGGTTTGGCTTTCCTGAAAAAATAGGTGGGTGGGAGCCAACGTCTTCCGCTTACTTTTTAGGTACTTGCCGCGCTTTACACCCTTGGGTGTCTTTGGAAGGGAACAGGTACTTGGGGGTTGGCACACACCTAAAGTATTACATTAATGAGGGTGGTGCGTATAACGATATTACACCTATACGTCTTACCACCACCGCAGGGGATGTTACGTTTGACGCTTCCGCCAACACACTTTCGTCAGGGGTTGACGCGGTTGTTACAACAATACCACTAACAAGTGGCAGTGGCTTCCCTGACACGGGGGTCATTCAAATTGGCTCTGAAACTATTAGTTACGCTCTATTGGTAGGAAACAACCTCACAGGTTGTGTTCGTGGTTTTAACGGATCGACCGCAGCGTCTCATAGCTCTAGTGCAGCGGTTAAATGCTCTACAATTATTGTCACGGATACCGCCCACGGGGCATTAGAACATGATTTTGTTACTTTTTCGGGAGCGGCTACATTAGGCGATGCGGTAACTGCTAATGTCCTTAATCAAGAATACCAAATATTTTATATTAAAGACAACAACTCATATTATATGAACGCTCGCGATGTAGCTTCAATTGAGAGCATTACAACGACAGATGGTTTGAGCAATTCTTTTGTGTTCGCAACAACTTCTGATAGCGGAAACGGTGGATCGAGTGTTGTTGGCGCATATCAAAGCATCACTGGATTGGACACAACTATAGTAGGAACTGGCTGGGGTGCAGGCACTTGGAGCCGTGGAACTTGGGGGTCAGGTGCCTCTTTAGAAGTCTCCGGTCAGACCTTACGTATTTGGTCCCACGACAACTTTGGCGAAGATCTTCTGATAAATGTTCGTGACGGCGATATATTCTATTGGGACAAGACCAATGGTCTGGGCACACGGGCCGTGAAACTTTCGTCTTTGGCAGGTGCTGCAACAACCCCGACGATAGCTAAACAGGTACTGGTATCTGATCTTGATCGGCACGTCATAGCGTTTGGGTGTGATAGTGAGCTAAACCCTGGAGTGCAAGATCCATTGCTTATACGGTTCTCGGACCAAGAATCTTTAACAGAGTGGAACTCTACAGCGACCAACACTGCGGGGGACTTGCGCCTCGGTGCTGGGTCCGAGATTATCACGGCGGTTGAGACACGTCAGCAGGTATTGGTGTTTACAGATGTTTCACTCCACGCGATGCAGTTTCTTGGACCGCCCTTCACATTTGGTATTAGTACTCTGTCGGAAAACATAACTATTGCGGGACCGTTAGCGGCAATTGCCGTTGAAGACCAGGTTTTTTGGATGGGCGCTGAAGAGTTTTATGTCTTCGGTGGCGCGGTGCAGCGTCTGCCCTGCACTATTCGTGACTACGTGTTTAGCAATATTAACTCGGATCAGTTGGAAAAGATCACGGCGGGCACTAACACTGCGTTCTCAGAGGTGTGGTGGTTCTATCCTTCCGCTTCCAGCGCAGAGAACGACAGCTATGTTGTGTTCAACTACCAGCAAAAGATCTGGTATTACGGGTCCTTGAACCGCACATGCTGGCTGGATCGAGGGGTTGAATCTTTCCCTATAGCTGCTTCTCCAGACCATGCTTTATACTATCAAGAGCAAGGGCTCGATGACGGAAGCACAAATCCGGCTACAGGGATCGACGCTTACATTGAAAGTAGTCAGATAAGTTTGGGAGAGGGCGATCAATTTGCGTTTTTAAAACGTATGATTCCTGATTTAACTTTCCGAAACAGTACAAATCAAACTCCGCAAGCTACGATGACATTAAAGGCTCGCAATTTTCCTGGAGGAGCATATCTACAAAGTAACTCCAAGAGTGTAGAAAAAACAGCAACGGTTCCTGTTGAGCAGTTTACAGATCAAGTTCATGTCCGGCTAAGAGGCAGATCGTTTGCGTTTAAAATACAGACCACGGAGACAGGTACAACGTGGAGGCTGGGATCTCCAAGGGTGGATGTTCAACCTGATGGGATGCGGTAATGTCTAGAAATCTTGCGCTCCCGTTTTTTCCCGTAGCTCCAGAGGAGTATGACCAGCAGTACTTGGCAGAGGTTGTGCGGTCTTTTTCTGTGTACTTGACGCAAATGCAGAACCCTGGAGAGGGGCGCAACACTTTTTCAGTCTTTACTAATCTTCAAACTGATGACAGCGGTTTAGAGCCTGGGGCTATCTTTAGTCACGATGGATATGTTAGAGTACCTTTAGAGTATTCTCCGTATGTCCGTGGATCTGAAGCTACGGGCGCTGTCGGTACAACAACGGTGACAATTACATGACTATACTTACGATGCCTGATGGATCACGCTGGAAACCTTCCACAAGTTCTGATATGATTTATTGTGTAAACTGTGATAACGCAGTAGACACGCCCGAAGAAGTTGCAAGCTACCCTGCGGGGAATTGCCCGGAATGTAGACATGCTTGGACAGGCGCTGAGAGCCGAAGCACTTTAATAACGGTAACGGCGCCAGAAGCTATTAAAGGGGAAGCATAATGCCGTATGATGGCTCGCAAATGATAGAAATAGATGATCGCGGTATTGGTTCGTTTATTGCATCTAATATGGATGAAATAGACGACAGTGTTTTGCTCTTTGGCGCTCCCAAGGGGCTTAATTCCATGCGAGATGTAGCCGAGCGCATGGCTAACATGGGCCGTGGTGGAGACAATTACATTGTTCACGCCTCCGAACGTGAAGTTATGGTGCCGCGAGAGGTGGCCGAAAAAAACCCTGAAATCATGGCGCGGATTAATGCGGCAATTGCGGAAGAAGGGGCGGACCCTGAGGCATATGTCGTTGGCTCTGATCGTAACTCGATTAACCCTCAAACGGGACAAAGAGAATTTTTTCTGAAAAAGCTGGTTGGGGGAATTAAGAAGGCTGTAAAGGGGGTTGTAAAAGTTTTCAAAAAAATCGCCCCAATTATTTTACCTTTTGCATTAAACACTATTTTTCCAGGTTTGGGCACGGTGTTCTCTGGCGCGCTGGGCAGCGGTTTGGGGTCGTTGGCACAAGGAAATAGTCTGAAAGACAGTTTGAAAGCAGCCGTACTTGGGGGCGGTGTCGCAGCATTAGGGCAGGGCTTTTCTAATATGGGGTCGAAGGGTGGCTTTAGCCGAGGGTTTACTGATGCGTTTAAAACAGGCGGCCCTAGCGGAAACATGGGTCTTTTTGAAGTAAAAAAAGACTTAGCGTTTAAAGATTTTTTCCAAAACCCTTTTACTCAAGACGGAACTACGACAACAAGGACGGGATTTGAACAGAAACCTAGGCTTAGACCCAAATTAGGGGATGCGGTTGACCCTAACGTCACAGGTTCAAATTTACTTACAAAAGCGCGGCAAACCATTTTGCCCACAAAGGCTGAATTAATTGCAAAAAACTTTGCCAAGTTGGACGGGACAAAATTAGCGGGAGAAGCCTTAAAGGCCGCGCAAAAGGCCGCTGCAAACCCTGGACTTATTCAACGATTTGGACCAGCCGCGGCCCTCGGAGCAGGGGTGGTAGCGGCGGCAGGCGGATTTGACGCCCCAGACGGGACAAAATTACCGTTTGAGCCTTACCCCGAACTTACGGACGAAGAAATTGACGCGGTTCGCGTCGGTATAGCAGAAAGATATCCAGAGATTGGTGTAAACGAATCGATCGTGCCAGCTTCGTCTGTTCCTGGGTTTAATGCGGGAGCAATTATGCCACAAATGGCGGAAAGCGTTCCTAGTAACCTTTACCCGCAGTATTCGCAGCAAGGTGCTCCAAATTATGTTCCTCAAATAGCAGTTCCGTCTCTAGCAAATGTTTCGCCCCCACGAATAAATGCTGAAAACAGTGGAGTTTTCGGGTACGATCGATTTGGAAACCCAATTACAAGCGTATACGCCGCAGCAAATGGTGGCGGCATTCAGAATTTCCCACGGAGAACAGGGGGAATATCCGGTCCCGGAACAGGAACGTCGGATAGTGTCCCTGCCATGCTTTCTGACGGAGAGTTTGTAATGACTGCGGACGCGGTTCGTGGCGCAGGAAACGGCAGCCGCCAAAGAGGGATGCAAAATATGTACAGTATGATGCGACGATTTGAGGGAGGTGCGGTATAATGTCCGAAGGTCTTTACGGAACAGTCAATACCCAAATTACGCGGCAAGATCCTGAAATAGAGAAATATCGCCGTGCGCTTTTGGCCGATGTGCAAGGGTTTGTAAAAAATCAAATTGCAGATCCTCAATCTCCGCCGTCCTATCAAGTTGCGGGGCTGGGCACGGGAGAGCAGCAAGCGGTCAATCTGGCGTCTCAAGGGGTGGGCGCGTATCAGCCTTTTATACAAGGAGGCTCTCAAGCCATTAGTGGCGGCCAAGACCTTATTAATCAAGGGGGTGTAGGAGCGCTTCAGCAAGGGCTGGGCGCTTTAGGCAGTGGTCAGACATTTATTAATCAGGCTGCAAATTTAGCGGCAAATACTCGGAATGAACCATACGGGTATCAAGCTGCCGCAAATCGTGGGGTTGCGCAGACATTAGACCGTGCCGAGGGCATGTTTGGTGGGACCACGGGAAGCTTTGATCCTAGCAATATTCAGAACTTTATGAATCCTTACGAGGATCAGGCGGTAAGCCAAGCTTTGGCCGATGTAGCTCGGGCGGGGCAGCAGGAGCAGAATAGGCTTGGAGCCGCGGCTGTCGGGTCTGGGGCGTTTGGAGGATCTCGCCAAGGTATTCAAGCGGGGGAAATTTCTCGTAACGTGTTGGAGCAACAAGGACGAACCGCGGCTCAAATGCGGCAAGCAGGCTTTGTAGATGCCGCCAATCGCGCGCAGCAAGCGTTTGAGGCGTCGCAAGGCCGTGGACAGGCGGCCGCATCTCAATTAGGCCAGTTTGGTTTGCAGGGTGCGCAACAACAAGGTAATTTGGGCGTTCAATACGGGCAATTAGGTCAGCAAGACGTTTCACAACTACTCTCCATGGGCGGGCAACAACAAGCGCTTGGACAAGGGCTGGGGTCTCTCGCCAGCCAATATGGTCAGTTTGGGTCGCAACTTGGTCAACTGGGCGGGCAGCAAGCCAGCCTTGGGTCAATGCAATCTAGCTTAAATACGCAAGATTTAACAAATCTAACCGCTACCGGCGCTATGGAACGCGGAGTTCGTCAAGCTGGCCTGGACGCGCGCAGACTTACAGATACGTCGCGTCAAGCGCAGCCTTACCAACAATATGGGTTCTTGTCGGACATCTACATGGGAACACCTACTTCTCAGCAAACGGTTACGGGGCAAACCGCGCCGCAAGTTTCACCGTTTCAAACCGCGCTAGGTTTGGGTATACAAGGACTTAGTGCCGCGTCGGGCGCTAGCAGAATGGGGTTATTTTAATGAACATACCAAATCGTTATAAAGGTTTTTCACGGTTGCCAGAAAACGTTCAGCAGCGCATGGACCCCGAACTTGCTCAAAGATACGAAATGGGCGGACCGGTTATGCAGCGACCACTATTTCGTCAAATGGGCGGTCCCGCAGAAATGATGCCTCAAGACGCGATGGCCGCGGCCCCCGAAACAATGTCTTCCGGAATAATGAGCGGTGACGACATGGCGAGCATGGCCCTAAACAGTATTCCTCCTGAAGTATTACAAGCCGGTCAGATGGTTGCTACAGACATGATGGACCGTTTGGACTCCGCGGAAGATATGAAGACGGTAATAGACACTATCCGCGGCGATGAGCAGCCTCTTGCGGCGCGATACAGCGAATTAGCGGAGATGGTTGGTCCTGAGGATGCTCAAGCTACCCCCGAATCCGTACTTGCGCTAGTTCAACCCACTCTTATGCTTTCGGAGAATAGCCCAATTGACGACGGAGTAGGCGGCCTAATGGAAGGCGTCGCGGGAAATCTTCAAATGGACAATCCGGACGGGAGCTCCCCGCCCATGGCAGAAGGTCTAGGTTCTCTTATGGTACAGGGGGCGGGCAACACTCCCCCTGTAAATTTTAGTCAGGGCGGCCCTGTAAGACTACAGGGCGGTGGCGATGCTTCTCTGCAAAGCGTCTATCAAGAGATGTTGCCCTTGTACCAGAGTATTATGGGTGATTCAGAAGAGCAACGACGGGCAGGGCAGGCTCAAGCTTTGTTTGCCATATCGGACGCTGCCGGCAGGTTTGCAGCTGGCCAGGGCGCCGGTGGGCAGGACCTACGCGGTCTTTCTCCTGCCGCTCAACTTGCAGGGGCCATGACCGGACTGGGCTCTCAATTTGGTGAAATCGATGCTGCTAATCGCAAGCAGGAGCAGTCGGTTAAGCTTGCCGCATTGCAAGCGGCGCAAAGCGATTATTCGGCAACTAAGGCGGCGGCGGCGGCGGCGGCGAACAAGGGTATTGGGGATATTTATGAGGTCATCAATTCAAAAGGCGAGCTAGTTGCAACAGTTCCACTGACCACTCAAGTAGATTTTAACGCTATACAAGAAAAATATCCTGGCACCACTGTTAGAAAACAGTTGAAACGAGCAACTCCAGATATGCTAACTATGGTCAACCCCAGCGATCTAACCAGCACCATTGCGGTTAATAAAAACGACGCGTCGGCATTCACGGCGGCCGTTGAAGGCGGCTTTGTGCCATTAGCAGATGCAAAAACTCTAGAGCAATTTAAAAATCCTGACTCAAAGCCAATTTCTTTGTACAAAGGCAAAGAAACTGTGTTTTTCGATCTTTCGATACCCGAGCATAAAGAGCGGTATAGAAAGTTGCTTGAAAAGCCAGGTTGGACAAATAATCCAGCCGAATTTACTGCGGAAATTCAGAAAAACAAAGAAATGCTTGTCTTCAAAAATCAAGAACAAATTAAAGAAACAAACCAAATTAGCCAGGAGCTTCGCCAGCAAGGATATCTTGAAGCTGCGGAAGATCGCGAGTTTGCAGACTACTTACGGAAACGTGAGTTGACTTTAGGCGACAAGATGAATGCGGAAGATCGTGCGAAAGAGTACGAGGCCTTCAAGTTTAAACGTGATCAAGAAGCAACTGTTAGCCAGGAGCTTCGCCAGCAAGGATATCTTGAAGCTGCGGAAGATCGCGAGTTTATTGACTACTTACGGAAACGTGAGCTCACCCTTGAAACAACATTAAATGCGGAACAACGCGCGAAAGAGTACGAGGCCTTCAAGTTTAAACGTGATCAAGAAGCAACTGTTAGCCAGGAGCTTCGCCAGCAAGGATATACTGAAGCTGCGGAAGATCGCGAGTTTATTGACTACTTACGGAAACGTGAGCTCACCCTTGAAACAACATTAAATGCGGAACAACGCGCGAAAGAGTACGATGCCTTCAAGTTTAAACGTGATCAAGAAGCAACTTTAAAACAGGAGCTTCGCCAGCAAGGATATACTGAAGCTGCGGAAAACCGTAACTTTATTGATTACTTACAGAAACGTGAGCTCACCCTTGAAACAACATTAAATGCGGAACAACGCGCGCAACAGTACGATGCCTTCAAATTTGAACGTGATCAATCGACTAACCCCGTCAAAGGTATTCCACGGGACATTTTTGACACCTTTACGCAAGATCAAAAAGAACGTCTAATGCTAGGGGATCCGAAAGATCCACAAACGGTCAAAGGTATTCCACGGGACATTTTTGACCTCTTATCGACAGAGCAGCAACAAGCCATTGTTGTTGGGGATCAATCGCCGGGAACCCTTACCGAAAGAATGCAGGCCATTGTTCAAGACGTTGATCTTATGAATCGTTACGGCGAAGGTAAAACAACGCCGGCGGAAGATGCTAAAATACAAGGCGCTATTTTAGAGTTGGGTGCTCCACGTCCGGGATCAGATGCGGCGCCTCCGTTGCCTGTTATTGTTCGGGAAGCCGAAGCCGCTAGAGCCCTGTTAGGTTTTCCAACACAAACAGCTTTGGAAAAACCCGTCCCAGAGGAGCTAGTTGATAACATACCTTTAAAACAGTATGGTGGTGCGTCGTTTGGAACAGGCGCGTTTATTAGAAACATTTTTAACGCAGGGTATTCTGTTTTCTTTGAAGGGGCTCCCGCAGAAAAAACAAAAGAAGGACTTACGGCACTTAATAGTTTAAACGAAAGTGCAAAAATTGCGTTTAGAAATATGACGCCGGGTCGTGCGGAAGAAGCTGTTACGAACTTTTCCAAGCTTTTGCCGGAAGGTGCAAAAATTGTTGGAAACCGCACTACCGCCATTTCCGAAATAAACGCTTTAATAGAGTTTTTTAAACGTGAAGTGGATCAGGCTCAAAAGAATTTACAATACGTTTCTTCGGGCGAAGAGAGACGAAAGGCGGAAGTGGCGCTAGAGCAGGGGATTGCTATTATAAAATCGTATGATGCTTTACGACAAGGCATTGAAAAATCTTTGGCGCCAAAAGAAGACATAGGCGCAATACTGCGAAGAAACGATAAGCGGCAAAAAAATTCCGCGGAGGAAGAAGGGTAATATGGCAGAAGAACAGTTAGGCCCCACTATTGAGGCGGCAAAAAAACAAGGGTCTTTTTTTGGGGAAAAAATGCCTTTCGATTATGAGAAGGCTAGAGCAGAAGGCGCGACAGATGAACAGATTGCAGACTATCTAGCTCAAGAAACAGGCTACGACATAAAGAACGCGTATGCCGAGGGGGCCGCCCCTACTGATGTAATTGTATATCTTTCAGACGTAAAAGATGCGCCCTTTACCGCGCTTACTCGCGGGGTTCAGGAAGGAGGGTCTCTTTCTGCAGGTATGGTCACGGGTGGGGTTGCCGGTTTCCAAGCGGGAATGGTTGCGGCGCCTTTTCTTGGTCCTTTTGCACCTGTGGCGCCGATCGTTGGCGCAGGAATTGGCGCTTTATCGGGACTGGCCTTGGCAAATAAATTAAACGATTTTTTTATTCCCGACGATAAATTTGTAAATACTGGAATGAGGGCCGCGGGGGAGACCTTTGGCGCATCGATTTCGCCATTACCTGTTCCTTACACTCTCGCGGCAAAGTCTCCTGGTCTTGCCGCGAGCATGTTTATTTCAGAATACGCTAAAAAGCAGGGGGGAAAGGGAGTGTACATCACTTCTGCGGACAAAATGTTGCAAACGATTCAACGGTCCCCTGGACTTTTTGGAGCATATGAGACAGGAGCCGCGGGAGCCGCGGCAGTGGCGGGAGGCGCGTCGGAAAGCGCCGATCCAGGAAATATTTTAAAGAGAATGGGCGCAGAAATGGGCGCCGCTATTGTTCTAAACCCAATGAATATTGTTACGCGTGCAGCAGGACCTGTGAGAGAGGGCGTAAAACGTATCATGTCTCGTTTTAGCGCGGATACTCGTCAGCATAAAATCGGTGAAATGATTGTTAAAGCGTTAAACGAGGCAGGAGAGGATCCGGCCGCCCTTGCCGACGCGTTAAAAGCTATCGATCTTGAGGGTGCTCAAACAGAAATGCAGCGGCTTGCTGCCGAAAAAGGCGTTGATATTGGAAAACTTTCAACTGCGGCCCAGGTGCAGAGCCCCGTGCTCGCTCAACTGCAAGCTTCCTTGCGTAAAAATGCGCGGGTAGGGCCGACGTTAGATAACGCAGCACTTAACAACTTAGAAAAAGTAACCGACGTCGTAGACTTACTGGTTCAAATGGACGACCCCGAAGCCTTGGCGCTTGCAGCGGACCTTCAATTAGCTCAATACGAAGGAACGTTGTCGGCACTTTTAAACCAAGCGGAGGCAAAAGCGGTAGAGACCGCCGCAAGCGCCTTTACAGGGACTCAGGCCAGTGCCGCAAAAGCGGGCGATATTATCGTGACTATGACGAAAGACGTTCTAGACCAAGCCCGTAATCAAGAAAAAGCATTGTACACTAAGATAGATAAGAAAGAGCCCGCGGAAGCGGGAAGTGTTATAGCAAAATTTGATGAACTAACCGGAGAGCTTTTGCCAGAAAGCCCCTTTCCAAGTTTAATCCGCCGTTTTGTTGGTCGAGTATCTGGCCGCGATATGGACGTCCCCGAGGACGCGGTAGTCGGGCAAATAGCCGCCTTAAACAAAGAATTGGCCGCTGCTCAAAAGAAATTTAAGACGTTGTCCGCCAAAGGCGGTGTAGCCGAAGACGAGTTGTTTGGAGCGTACCCTGATTTATTCCGGCAGCCGCAGGGAGGAAACCAAAAAGCGATACGCGATCTGGGGAACATAGTTGCCGATTACCGTGCCAAAGGTAGCGATCAACGGGGGAGCTCCTTAGATTCCACAACGCGCAACCGCGTGGCACAATTGGCAGAGGCAAAAATTGCCGAACTTTTAGCCACTGAGGAAATAACCTTTTTGCGCAGTCAACAATCTCGCGCAACAGCCGAGGCGGCGGAACAAGTTTCTGAATTGCCAGAAATCACAGTAGGCGATCTAACCGCTTTCCGCAGCGAAATGCTTTCTATGGCCCGCGATGCACGGGCCGCGGGTAATTTTCGCGACAGTAACTTTTATGGTCAAATGGCCGAGGCCGCTTTAGAAGACCTGGGACTAGGGGCTCAAATTCCTGCGGGAGAAATGCCTACAAAAAACCAGATGAATTTAAAAGCCGCTCACAACTTTAGCCGAGCGTTAAACGACACCTTTAGGCGTGCTTTTGCGGGGGATTTACTTAGTAAGAATAAAACAGGAGCTAGTAATCTTCCTCCAGAATTGGTTGCCGATAAAATATTAGGAGGAAGTGCCAACGCAACGAATTTACGACTTCTTCAATTGCAGGATGTTGCTCGTTTTATGGCTACAAACGCGGGAGAAGAATTTGCGGGCACTACTGCGGCTAATCTTGATACGTTGAAAGGCGCGCAAGAAACTATTTTACGCTCTGCGGCAACAAGGTTTTACAACCCAGAAACCGGGCGAGTGAATATGGCCGCGTTAGGCCAATGGTCTGCTCAAAATGCAGAGACCCTTGCCGCATTTCCTTCACTACGCTCCGATTTAAGTAGCGCGGGCACAGCGTATAAAGTGCTTGCGGACACAAAAGAAAAGAATAGCCTTTTCAGTAGAAAGTTAAACGATCAGCTTTCTTTGTCGGCATTTATGGGCGCCGATGAACGTCCTGGAGACATGATAGGGCAGTTAATTGCAGACCCCGGCAATCGAAGCGCTGTAAAAACGCCCGGCAAAAACCTTAATGCTGCGATGCTTTCTGCTCGGAGAGCGGGAGAAAACGTTTTCAACGGTCTTCGTAGCGCAATTCTTGACCACGCTTTTGTGTATGCTGGCGGCGACCAAGGCAAAATGAACATGAAGGCTTTTCAGGACTATTTTACCAAGCCTTTGGCTCGGGGGCAGGATTCGGTCTTGAGCATCATGCGGCAGCAAGGCATGTTCTCGGATTCGGAAGCCGTTCGTTTTAATCAGCTTTTAAAAGAAACCACTTTCGTTGAGCAAAAGATTTTGCAGGGAAAGGGCGCGGAATTAGACGTAGGGGACATGCCTCCCGCGGTGTTTGATTTGGTGGTTCGTGTCATAGGTGCGCGAGAAGGTACGCGGTTGGCCAAATCGATAGGAATGCCCAACTCTATTCAGTTGCCCGGTTATTTTGCACAATTTGCTCGAAATCGTTTTTCCAATATGCCGTCAGGTTATTTTACGGATTTAATAGTTGAAGCGGCAGAAAACCCTAAAATGATGGAAAATTTAATTCGTAAAGGCATGGATAAGAAAAGTGGAAACCAACAAATAAAATTTAATAGACAGTTAAATTCTGCGCTTATTAGCGCGGGGTTCTTGCCAACAAGAGAGGAAGTGGAGAATCTGGATATTCTTCCGACAGGTCTTGTCATACCTCCCGCGCAAGCGGAAACATCCTCCGAAGAAATACAACAGTATTTAAATAGTTTGAACACGCCTCCCTCGCAGCCGGCTCCGGTAAATCTCCCAAACACCGCGCCGCCGTCTGTGGTGACTGGAGCCCCGCCGGTGAGACAGGTTCCTCCCCGTCCTCCGGCGGCTGGTCAGCCAAATTCTACGGAGAGGCAGAATTACGCCACGTTGTTCCCTAACGATCCTATTTCGGGGCTAATAAATTCTCGTCAACAGGGCCCTAGATAAGGTATGCGTTAAACAAGCCACTGTTTCGCATTTTCCCCTAATACCTTACCAGCGATATCAATTTTATCGCGCAGGGCACTTATGATCTTTTCGTCAATTGTTTTTGGCGAAATCAAATCAATGTACGTCACAGTACCCTTTTGCCCAATCCGGTGCGCGCGGTCCTCGGACTGTAGACGTATTTCTAGATCATAACTGTTTGAATAGTACACCATTGTCTGTGCTGCGGTCAAAGTAATGCCGTAACCGCCCGTCTTGGGCTGTCCGATAAAGAAGCGAAGCGGAGAATCAGGGTCTTGAAAGTCGGTGACAATCTTTTGCCGTTCGTCTTGAGGCGTGCCACCGTAATAGGTTGCCGCCGCTTCTGGGCCAAAGCGGCGGCGCAGGGCATCAGCAATCATATGTATGTCGTGTGTCCACGTTGCCCAGATGATCGCCTTACCCTGTAGCTCGTCTACGATGGACATAAGTTCATCCAGACGTTTGTTAGGTAATGCTACTATTTCCTCATCGTCGGTGCGCAAAAAGCCGCAACATATCTGTTGCAAGCGCATGATTTGAGTCAAAACCGATTGTGTTGTAGCTAGTTCTCCGTTCTCTAATTGAGCGAGCGCCAGTTTTTTCATTTGCACATATGCCTGTTCTTGCTCTTTGGTGAGCGGGACTTGCCGGCTAATGTAAACTTTTGCGGGCAAGTCTAGGCAGTCTTCTTTCAAAACACGGTTGCTGATCGCATCCAGCTTTGTGTTGAGTTCGTCCAGGCGTTGATATCCGGTGATTTGTTGGAAGCTGCGATGCCCCATGGTGCGCTTTTGCACGACGGCGTAACGGCCCTGGTATGCATAATAACTATTAAACCCCAGGCACCGCTCCTCCAAGAAATCACACTGACTAAACAGGTCCATTGGAGATTTGGTGATGGGGGAGCCTGTTAAAATACGTCTATACTTGGCCAAACGACCACATTTCACGACATTCTTTGTGCGCTGGGCTTGGCGATTTTTTATGGTAGTGCTCTCATCCACAATCATAATAGAGTTTTCATTCAACCGCAGAAAATCCGCTGCTGTATCGGCGCCCTTAGAAGTGGATAAGGCTTCAACATTCATAACGAACAGGCGAAGCATGGGTTCGCGGTCTTTGCTGGGCAGGGCAAAGTTACGGAGCTTTTCTTTAAATCCTTTGGTAGCGTTAGCCTGCCACCGTAAAACCTCGCGCTCAATGCGGTCCGGCAAATGTATTGGAATTTCTCCTTGCACCCAGTTGTCATAAACCCCTTTTGGTGCCAGTATTAAAGCAGCGTCAATACGACCTTCTTCGTACAGCGCAGCAATAGTATCAATGGCGACCTTGGTTTTCCCCGTGCCCATTTCCATAAACAACGCGTAATACTCCGCGGACCACGATTCATTAAAGGCGGTTCGCTGGTGGTCATACGGGTCTGTTTTAAATTTGTACATTGCATTTTCTCCTTGACGCCTTCAATATATATAATTATATGCGATATGCAAGGGACAAAAAATCTCTTTAACCACGAACCACGAACCACGGAGAAAAATATGAGTAGTTTACTCGATATGATGGAAAACGACGATTCCTCTGCCGTCCTTGAACGATTTGACGGAGAGGGACTAAAGTCGGTGGGCAAGTTAGCACGCCGCATTCGGGAAGCCGAAGAGATTATCAAGCAATCCGAAGACTTTCTTAAAGAAAAAAAGAAAGAACTGTTGAAGCTTACAGATGAAGATCTGCCTTCAGTACTGCAAGAAATGGGCGTATCTTCGTTTACTTTGGACGACGGCTCTAAAGTAGAGATCAAGCCTTTGTACGCAGGTCACATTAGCGTTAACAACAAAGAAGCCGCTTTTGAATGGCTTCGGAACAACGGCCATGACGACATTATTAAAAACGTCGTATCGTGTCAGTTTGGACGCGGAGAAGACGGCAAAGCTGAAGAGTTTTATGCAATTGCATCTGCTAAAGGTTATGTCGCTCAGCAAAAACAAGACGTTCACGCAAGCACTTTGAAGGCGTGGATCCGCGAACGTGTAGAAAACGGGGAAGATTTTCCCATGGAAACTTTTGGCGCATACATTTCACAGCGCGCATCAATTAAGGGAGCAAAATAAAATGGCTAGTAAATCAGTAGCTAAAACAAAGAAGTCTGAGGTACAGGCTTTCGATCCGAGTATGTTTGAGGCTGATGCGGGCTCGGGCAATGAAAACATGACGCGAGAGGATCTTGCGCTACCGTTTCTAAAAATCTTATCTGGTCAGGACCCGCTATTAGACGACGACACGTTTACCGGCCGCAAGGGCGATATTTACAACAGCGTGACGGGTGACGTTTATAAGGGCAAAGAGGGCATTGTTGTCGTGCCGTGCGCTTATCAGCGGGTGTTTATCGAATGGGCGCCGAGGGGTGTTGGAAGCGGTGCGCCAGTTCAAATGTATTCTCCTGCCGATGAGCGGCCAAAGGTTGAGCGCAATAAGGACGATAACAAGGACTACGTTATCGGTGGCAATGGCACGTACATTGAAGAAACTCACCAACATTTTGTTCTGGTTATTAATGAGGACGGAAGTTGTCAGTCTGCACTGATTGCGATGAAGTCCACGCAGCTAAAAAAGTCGCGCAAATGGAACTCGATGATTCAAGGTCGCACTTTGATGGGTAAGAGCGGGCCTTTCCAAGCTCCGCGATTTAGCCACACATACATCCTCCGCTCAATTTCTGAGGAGAACAGCAAAGGTTCTTGGCATGGCTGGGCCATCAGTCTGGATGGTGTTGTGAATGACGCGGCGATTTATCAGCAAGGAAAATCCTTTGCTCAGAGCATTCAAAAGGGTGACGTTGTGGTAAAGCACTCAAACGACGAGGGCTCCGACGAAGTATCTGACGACCGTGATATACCGTTTTAAGTCAAACGTGGGCCACGTATTATGCGTGGCCCTTTTTGTATCTTAGGGAAGGACGGGTATGTCAGATGTACGGAAGTTTGCCGATATTTTTGCCGGGCTAGAGCAAGCCTACGGCACGTATACAATAGATAAAACACAGGCAAACGGTAAAAAAGCGGGTAAAGCCACCGTAGTTCGCGAACCGCGGACCACGAAACACTGGGAGGGGCATCTCTCCGGAAAGGGTGTTAGTGTAGGCATTATTCCGATTAACGAAGACAATAAGGTCAAATGGGGGTGTATCGACGTAGATACCTATCCGCTCGACCACAAGTTGTTAATATCGCAAATTAGAAAGTTGAAGCTGCCTTTGGTCGTATGTCGATCAAAGTCGGGCGGTGCACATATGTTTTTGTTTGTGAGCGATTGGATCACGGCAAAAGAGATGCAGGAAGTGCTCGGTCATATAGCCTCAGTCCTTGGCCATGGTGGCTGCGAGATTTTTCCAAAACAGATAAAACTGTTCTTAGACCGCGGAGACGTGGGCAACTTCTTGAACATGCCATATTACAACGCGGAGGACGGCCTCCGTTACGGATTTAACGATGATGGGACTGCGGCTACTTTAGCCGAGTTTTTTGCATTACATGAGCAGTATGTTCAAACGCCGGAGCAGGTCCAGGCGCTAAAAATAGAGGATACTGGCGATGCGGTTATTCCTAGCGGCCCGCCGTGCCTTCAGATCCTTGCCAAGCAAAAGATAAGCGAAGGTGGGCGCAACAATGGATTATTTAACTTAGGCGTATACTTGCGCAAAGCTTACCCCGACAGCTGGGAATCTGAAATTCTGTCATACAATGCGCAGTATTTAGATCCGCCATTGCCGCTCAACGAAGTTAACATTGTGGCCAAGCAGCTACAGAAAAAGGATTACGCGTATAAATGCAAAGACGCGCCCATACAGTCCTACTGCAACGCCGAGTTATGCCGTACTAGGAAATACGGCGTGGGAGCGGCTGTGACAGGGGCTACAGTGGCCAACTTGCGCAAATACAACTCTCTGCCCCCGGTTTGGTTTATGGACGTCAACGGGGAGCCTCTGGAGCTAGACACGGAGGCGCTGATGAATCAGACCGCGTTTCAACGATCATGTGTAGAGCAGTTGAACCACCTTCCGCGGACCGCGCGCAAAGAGCAGTGGGAAGCTCGGATCAATCAATTGCTAACGGACATGACCGAGACTGAGGGCGCCATTGTGGAGGTGTCCGAGGACGCGTCGATCGATGGCCAGTTCTATGATTATCTGGAGGAGTTTTGCACGACGCTGCAAAAAGCCAATACGCGCGAGGAAATATTGTTGCGCCGACCTTATACAGATGAGGATGAAGGGCGCATTTACTTTAGGCTTAAAGACTTTGAGGGGCACCTTCGTAAGAATAAATTCTTTGAATACAAAAGTCACAAAATTGCGCAGCGACTTCGGGATCGAAACGGTGAAAGTACTGTTATGAAAATCAAGGGTAAAGCAGTTCGTCTGTGGGTTATCCCCGCCTACGACATTGTAAACTTTGACATAGATACTCCTGATTTTGGACAAGGCGCGGAGGCACCATTCTAATGTCATCAGAAAGAATGAGAAAAATTTATGCTATGCGGCAGGAGCTCAATGAAAAGGGCCGGCCCCGGTATTCGTATCAAAAGATAGGCAACGAGTTTGGCATCACTCGCGAACGCGTGCGGCAGATACTGGCCAAACGTGAGCGTTTGGAGATATGGTATGCGCGCGCCAAACAACACGATCCTTTTTTTGATTTCAGCAATATTACTCGCATGGATCAATTTATACCGCCGTTGGTGTCTATTCGCACAACGAATGCGATACGCAACGGGGTTCCACCGACACTACGCGTGCAAGAATTTGTGGATCGGGTGGACCCGGCGGAACTTCTGGCGATACCCAATTGTGGGGTGGTTACAGTAAAAGAATTATTTGGAGCAATTGAGGAGGCTGGTTACGATGTATCGCATCTTCGGACCCCCCGGTACGGGAAAAACTACGACACTACTAAATATGGTGGAGGAAGCCCTCTCCAATGGTACATCTCCAAATACAATTGCCTTCCTAGCCTTTACTCGGAAAGCCGCGAATGAAGCCAAGGAGCGCGCCGCCATTCGGTTTAACCTGGACCCCGAAAAAGATCTGCCATATTTCCGCACGCTGCACTCTCTGGCCTATCGAATGCTGGGGCTCAAAGACAATCAGTTAATGCAGCCGGAACACTACAATGAGTTGTCCCACAAAATAGGGATATCTTTGAATGTGTCTAAAATTTCAGACGACGATATTTTGGTGTCCTCGGATCATCCGATTTTACAACTGATTAACCTATCGCGGCTTAAAAAAACCAAGCTACGGGACGAGTACAACAGCAGCAGCATACACGAAGCATGGACGGAGGTGGACTATGTTAATCGCGCGTACACTGCATACAAAGAGGTGCAGGGGCTAGTGGACTACACGGACATGTTGATCTCTTTTGCCACGAAGGCCGTGGTCAATTGCCCGAGATTTAAGTTGTGTTTCATGGACGAGGCGCAGGATTTATCTCCAGTGCAGTGGGACATTGCGCACGCATTAGACGATTTGTCCGATCGAATGTATTGCGCGGGTGATGACGATCAGGCGATTTACCGCTGGGCCGGCGCAGATGTCGATCATTTTATTAATTTAGAGGGTGGGTCAGATGTATTGGAGCAATCCTACAGAATACCCGCAAACGTACACCGCGTAGCAGAACAAGTGGCCCGTCGAATAACTCGACGATTTCCAAAGAATTATCTGCCACGCAAAGAGCCGGGCACGGTAGAGCGCGTCTACAGCGTGGGTGATATGGACATGTCTGAGGGCGAGTGGCTTGTGATGGCGCAAGCCAACTATATGCTGTCCCCCGTAGCCGAAACCCTCAAATACAATGGGTATTTGTTCGAGCGCAACGGCCACCGGTCGATTTCCCAAAAGGTCAGTAGCGCGGTCAACGGTTGGGAGCAGATGCGGCGTGGCAAAAGTATCGACTGCAAGACCGCGCAGAACATTTATGATTACATGTCGGGTAATGGCCGGCACATAACGCGCGGATTTAAGCGGTTTAAGGCCCATGACGAAGAAAAGATTTTTACGTTAGCCGACTTGCAAGAGCATCACGGCCTGTTAGTTCAGGGGGACATGGTATGGCATGAGGCTATGGACAAAATGCCCGATCTCGATCGGGTCTATATCACGGCGCTGTTGCGCAGTGGGGAGAAGTTTAACGCCGTGCCTCGCATAAAACTGTCCACGATCCACGGGTCAAAAGGGGGCGAAGCGGATAACGTGGTTTTGTTTACAGATCTAACGGCGGCTGCTTTAAAGGACATGGGAGATGATATGCACCGTGTCTTTTACGTGGGCGTCACCAGAACGCGGAAAAATCTCTATATAGTAGATCCCGAAGATGTGACGAGGAGTTATGAGTTATGAAATGTTTATATTGTGGAGAGCAAATGATTCAAGGAGGGGACCACGACTGTGAGGATGACGAAGAACATTCTATTGTATCAAACTTTTCTTGTGCGAAGTGTGCGTCTTTTGCCTTGTTCTATTTTCCAAGGGAGGAAGATGATGAAACGTGTTAGAGGAAATCCCTCCGTCCGTAGGATTAAACTGAATCAATATGCACTTGATCTGCGGTTGTCCGGAAAAAAATACCGAGAAGTTGCAAAGGCGCTGGGAGGCGTCTCTTTAGAACGTGCAAGACAGCGTGTCGCCGCGGGGCGCAGGGAAGCAGGACGGGTGAATCGTCATAAGAACGCCACAACTATTGGAGATTTAATGTTGTCAGTACAACTCAGTAGCGGGTTAAAATCTTACGGAGCCGACAGCATGACGTTTGAGGAGTTCATAGATACAACAACCCCCAGATGGTACAGAGAGGTGTATGGCATAGGCCACGCCTTCTCGGAGGAGTTGTTGAAGGCGCTTCGTGAAAAGGGAGTGTCCGAGCATAAGATTAAGGCGTGGAAAAAAAGAAAAGGCCGGGTATTTAAAACATGAAACGTGATGAAGTGCTGGATAAGGCAAAGTCTCTAATTAACGGGGACCGGGCCAAAGACTACGGCGATGCGTATGAAAACCACGGCCGGATTGCAGATGGTTGGAACATCATTATGAGCGGAGCCCTAAAGAGCCACGGTTACCTGACCCCGGCTCACGTCACGTTGATGATGGACTGGGTTAAAACAAGTCGTCTGATAGAGACGATAGACCACGAAGATTCGTGGATAGATAAAGCCGGATACACCGGTTTGGGCGCGGAGTTTGTCGAGCGTGATGCTCGCCCCGTAAACAAAATCATTGAGGACGTAAAAAATGCAGACTAAAATGCAAATGCCTATGTTTCCACCAAAAACGGAGTGGGTGCCTCCAAGCGAACTCCCAGACCTTACAGATGCAAAGGAACTTTGCATTGATTTGGAAACGAAAGACCCCAACCTAAAAAACAAAGGCCCTGGGTGGCCCACTAAAGACGGCGAAATCATTGGGTTTGCCGTAGCGACTAGCGGGTGGTCCGGATATCTGCCTGTCCGGCATTGGGGCGGGGGAAACTTGGATGAAGGCATCGTGCGACGGTGGTTGCAGAAGCAATTAAACTCCCCTGCGGATAAAATCATGCACAACGCTCAGTATGATCTGGGATGGCTGCGCGCGGATGGATACAACGTTAACGGGCGTATTATTGACACTATGGTCACGGCCAATTTGCTGGACGAAAACCGTTTTAGTTATGCGCTGAATGCGCTGGGATATGATTATTTAGGTAAAACCAAGTCAGAAAGAGGTTTGAAAGAAGCTGCGCGGGAGTTTGGAGTGGACCCCAAAAGCGAAATGTGGAAGTTGCCGGCCATGTATGTCGGTGGATACGCCGAGGGCGACGCAACGTTGACACTGGAGCTTTGGAACCACTTTAAAACGGAAATCGCCCGAGAGGACCTTTGGTCTATCTGGGAACTAGAAAACAGCTTGCTCCCATGCTTGGTGGACATGACCCTAAAAGGGGTGCGCGTAAACCTCGATTTGGCCGAAAAATCCAAACAAACCGTTTTGAAACGAGAGAAGGGTCTGCTAAAAAAGATTAAGGGCATCGTTGGAAAGGATGTTGAAATATGGGCGGCACAATCAATAGCGCAAGCATTTGATAAGACCGGTCTGGAATATCCGCGCACAGAAAAAGGCGCTCCCTCGTTTACTAAACAATTTCTCTCAGAACATCCGCACGAATTGGCGCAATCGATTGTGCAAGCGCGCGCGTATAACAAAATAAATGGCACCTTTATTGATGGATTGTTGCGCTACGTGGGCCCCGATGGGCGGATCCACGGGCACATAAACCAAATCCGATCCGAGGACGGCGGTACAGTAAGTGGGCGCGTATCCATGTCCAACCCCAACCTTCAACAAATCCCGGCCCGCGATCCAGAATTAGGCCCTATGATCCGTAGCCTGTTTCTCCCCGAAGAAGGCGAGCAGTGGGCGTCCATTGACTTCTCGCAGCAGGAACCGCGGATCGCGGTGCATTATGCGGATGCCTACGGTAAAAGCACGCGGACCCAATTGGCCGGCGTAGCAGAGATGGTAGACGCCTACACCAACGACCCCAACACCGATTTTCATACCATGGTGGCTGAAATGACCGGGCTCAAACGTAAAGCCGCTAAATCTGTCGGCCTCGGCATTATTTACGGCATGGGCGTGAACAAACTCTCCGGCGAATTGGACGTGTCCGTAGACGAAGCACGCGCGATACGAATACAATTCAACGCAACGCTACCATTCCTAAAGCAACTCAACTCTGGAGTGCAGCGGCGCCTAGAAGACCCCAGGTCCAGCGGCTCTGTGCGCTCGCTGCACGGTAGAAAGTGCCGATTTAACCTTTGGGAGCCGGACACGTTCGATATGCATAAGGCCATGCCCTACCAAGAAGCGGTCGCGGCCCACGGTCCAACGACGCGCCTAAAGCGCGCCATGACATACAAGGCTTTGAACAGGCTAATCCAAGCGTCGGCCGCGGACATGACTAAAAAGGCGTGGCTAGACGTTTATAACGCAGGACATACGCCACTGATTCAAGTGCACGATGAATTGGCGTTTAGCGTGGATTCGTTAGATAAAGCCAAAGAAATCAGAGAAATAATGGAAAATGCCATTTCTTTGTGCATTCCAAACAAATGTGATATTGACATGGGCGATTCCTGGGGGCAAACTACAGAAATGTGATATATCTCTTGTGTTGTAGGAACTGAGAGTAAAAAGCACTGAAACACATTGTTCTTTTCTCCAAATAAACATGCAAGGACGGTGCTTTTTTTGAATTAACCCTCCCGCCGGGCAGCGAGAGGGTTTTTTCTTGCGTAAAATCAGCTTATCTTATATATTCCCACATATAGGATTGGGGGTTTGCCATGAATACTAAAAAATGGAAGAGCGTACTTGTCCCAAGGGCAACTTACGAGGAATTGGTGGCGGTTGCGTATATCGAGGGCAGGACCATTGGGGGTCAACTGCGGATGATGTTTGATTTTTGGAAAACCAAGAACCTTTCGGAGAACGATATGCGGGTTCTTACGGAACAAGTGCAAAAAAATAAGGTCTCTCAGAAAAAAGAGGCGGACCAAATACTTGCGGAAGCTGTAAAAAAAGAAACCGAAGAAGCTTTTAGAAAAGCTGGGATTGAGACCTTGCGTCGATAGATTGAGCGAGTATACTAACGGTATTGCTCGATTAAACATTCGCCTGTTTAATCTGATTGTTTCAACAACTTCCTCGGCTGGCTAGGTTTCGCACTGCCCAGTCGAGGTTTTTTTAAACACGCTTCCCTGATTTACGTTTTTTTGCAGTAAACTCGCGCAAATCGCGTATTGCTATGTGAAGCTCGTTTTTTATAGAAGGCCGCGCATCTTGCCTGTACCGCTCGTCCTGTAATTTATCCACCTGGCTGCGCAAATATCTAAGTATTGCTTCATCCGCGGGAGATAACCTGCGTTTGTCCGTCATTTCTTTTTCCTCATTGTTTACACATTTCACAAATGGTTGCGTCTGGTCCCATGATCATGGTCACTGGTTCACCGCACTCGGTGCAGAGACGATCAATCTTCCCGTCCTCGCACTCATAGCAGTTCTCCGTCACGTAATCGTGAAACCCCACGTCAACGTTCACGCTCCTGACGATCGGCACAATTGTTTCAACAATCATATCGCCGCCGCAATCGGGGCATTCGTCCAGGATGGGCGTCTCTTGCAACCGAATGAGTTCGTCTTGCATTCTGCCCATTACAACACCAGAGCGAACGTCAATATTGCGTAGCACAGTAGCAGTAAGCAAAGGCCGCCGACGATATCGCCCCAGATCCCGAGGCTTTCATCTAGCTCCTCGATCATCTCACGAAGTTGTTCAAACTTATTCATGATGTCACCTCCACTGCATGGGCATCTCTGATGATTTCCACGATGTACTCGCCTAATGTTTCGCACTTAATTTTACGTGCCTCTGTAGCAAGCCATTCAACTTGGTCGTTGCTAAGTTCATCCAAGATTGCGGATACCGATCCGAGCTTCATGTAGTTTCTGTGGTGGCTACCGCTCGAAATTGATTTCGCTTGGGGACGCGGTATTACTCCCGCATCTCTTCCCCGCCTTAATGCAGAGTTAACCTTGCCAAATTTAAAGTCTAACTCCGCTTCGATCTCCCTACCGGACGCACCAGCCAAGCTCATTTCCCAGATCTTCAAAGTGTCTGGGCTCCTATCGTAATCTCTCATTGGTTTGTTTTCCTCAATTTTGGTTGTGGTGAAGTACTCCATCATCATGCCGCACTTCCAATCTTAGGTACGTGATAGCCCTTCTTAATTCCAAACGCGGGATGCCCTGACCAATACCCTTTAATCCACTGCATCCATTGACCCTTGATAAACTCAACATCTTTCCAATCCTCTTTGGCGTTGCGTCTCCAGTGACCTCGGGTGTAGTGGAGCGGCATGTTAAATGTCCTGGAGTCCCCATCTCTAGGCTGCACAGGTTCGTCAATGTTCCAACTAATCTTGTGCCACGCTTCCACCGGAACACCTTGCCCCTTATTCGCAGCCTTCCGTTGCTGTCGAGTACCCGCAAGACTTTGAATCACGAACCTTGGATTGTTTATCAAAGAGAACGCGCCGGATATCCCTATGATGCTAGCGGTAAAGTCGTCTATATGACCCTGTGAAAAACCGCTGGGAAACATAAGTCCCCCTCCAATCTTGTAACCTCCGCACATAAATGGAAACGCATACTCACTGACAAACCTTATATCTATAGCCCCGTCTTCCGCCTCGCGGCACAAAAATCCAACACGCCTTTGATCGACACCATCAGGTAGACCCTTGGTCCACTGGGCATCATTCGCAGATGGCTCAGTTGCATAAGCCGAGGTTTTATCAGAAGTAATTCTGTTTTTGGGTTGGAGTTGGTCAAGTACTATAAAACAAAGAGGCGAAGGAAGACGAGATATCGGATCAAATCTGAGAGGCTCATCCGAACCGTCATACGTCTGATCATAATAGTCGGTTAATATTTCATTGAACTCTTTACCAACGAAGTACATGTCCGCATGTTTCAAATCGTCAAGCACATGGCGAACCATGGTCCCCATCTCAAACTCGTTGTCGACTGATGGCGGCAACTCAATGTCGCGTTGATGACGCGCCCACTGTTGATGACGCGCCCACTCATGTTCAGTAAACTGGTGATCTAACATCTGGCGTTGTTGAGATATTAAGTTTGTTACAAAATCAACTAAATAATCCTCACTCATCATGCGTCTCTTTTATCTCAACGCTTTGGACACGTCGGTTCAGCGCAAACGCAACGTATGATAAATCCCGTTCCAATTCATACAGCGCATCGCGCTTCTTTTTGGAGGGGTGGGGCTCTTTATACATACGCTTCCACCATGTCGCGCCCAACTGGTAGTTAGGCAGCTTCACCGTAGCCAGCGCAAACGCCTCTTGAAAAATAGCTTGCACGTCATCGCGCTCAAAGAACGCTTCCGCCTCTGCGTGAGCCTCGTCAATTGGTTTCAACTCCCTGTTCATGCTTCCACTCCACCAATAAAACCAAACCCGCCACCGTTGCCTTCCGCGTCCATCGACAAAGATAACTCGACCGTCTGATCTCCTAATTGTAGGGTGAAAACAGGAAAAGGAGCCAGGGCCTCTTCATCTTCATCAAACCTAAAATTTGTAATCTTACAGCCTACTAGCTGGGAATAGTATTTGGTCATATCCATCACGCTGCCTCCTCTTTCGGATCCCAGCAATTGTCCTTGCCAAAAATATAGGCGCCCTTGAACATTCCACCCTCGTCCACGTAAGAGGCAGAAATATCAAAACCCAACTCAGTCAAACGATCCCATACAGGAACAGGCGGAGACCACGCAGTCCAGCCTTTGAAAGCAAACCGGCCCTTCGCCTCATCGTCCGAAATCTTAAACGGCTCAGTGATCTCAACCTCGCAGATATCCCATTTGGTGCCCCAGTGTGCGCGCCTCCAATCCATAGGCCCGTCCGGGTATTGGTCAATATTAGAGAACGAGGCTAAAGGTTGCGGCACAACAGCGTCACAGAACCGAGGATAACGCTTGAGCTCCACGTTGAAAAATAGTTCGTGAGCCATGGCCCGCGGACCTTGGACATTTACATCTAAATAACAATGATTAGGCATTAGTTTATCTCCTCCGTTTCAGATACTTGAATAGAAACCGGAAAAGTTTCCCCGATTTCAATCATGCAATCAATTGCAGCAACCTTTGCATCTGCAATTGTTTCAAAACTTTTGTTGCAAAGGCTTTCGTGAACGCGACCAACAAAGTGAAAACGTCCCGAGGGTGCTTGGGTTATTATAGAAGTTTTAAACACTGTGTTGCCTCCAAATATACACACGGTATAAGATGATCTGCGCATTCGAAACTGTCAAGTCTAAAATAAACTATAGATAAATATCAATTAAATCAGTCTTTTAAGAGCGTTTTTAATAAAAAGTGCGTCAATTTGACGCGGCAAAACCGCTGGATCTTTGTTGTAAAAAATAGTAACATGGTTGGGAGAAGCGCGTTCAAAAGACGGAAAAAATAAAAACACTCGCCGCGGCTCACGGGCCGCGGCACCAAAGGAGTAAACATGGACCACATAAATAAAGACGCAGACGATCTGCCAACATTCATAAATCAAATACTAGGGCCCAAAAAACAAAAAGAACCCGTTACCGTCCCCGTTACACAAAGCACGGACCGCGGGCCTTGGATCCCGAAGGAACGAGGGGAAGAACCGCCGTTTTAGCAGGGTTACTTAGTTTCGGTTATAGTTATACGGCTAGAAAAAAAAAAAAAATAAAAAACCAAAAAGTAGCCGCAACCCATGTAACCATGTAACTTTAGTGTTATCTGTAACAAAACCAATAATTTAATGGTTACACCACTGGTTACAAAGTTACACAAAGTATAGTTAATTGTTAATCGAAGAATGTGGTTAAGGGGGTCGGGGAGTTTTTTTTAAAAAAAATAAATTCTGGAGGGCTTATATAGTGTGTTTACAAACCACCTGGTCGCCCAGTATGCTTTTGTTACGTTGAATTACAGAATAGTGTGGAGGAAAATGCTATGGTTACGAAAAAAGTGGATAGGTACGTTGTGCCTCAGGAGGGCGCGCCACTGACGCCCACCGGAAAGAGGGTCTATCGAAAAAAATATAGTCGGGAGGAAAAACCTCTCACACGTAAGCAGGAGTTGTTTGTAAAAGAACTGGTTTCAAAAGACGGTCAGATTACAATGCGGGACGCGGCAATCAACGCGGGCTATCCCGCAGGATCGGCTAGTGTCCGGGCGTCTGAGTTGTGTAATCCGGATCGATTTCCAAACGTGGTCGCTGCGATTAAATTGTATCGTGCCGATCTCGATCGGAAATACGGCGTTGAATACAAACGTCATCTCAGAGACCTACAAGTTATTAGAGATGCTGCGTTGGACAGTGGGGCGTTTAGCGCAGCGGTTCAGGCGGAGTATCGGCGCGGCCAAGCGCATGGCGATATATACGTGAACAAATCCGAAATCCGACATGGCACCATCGACGGAATGTCTAAGGAGGAAGTTCTCAAAGCAATTCAAGATTTAAAGGGATCCTATGAACCAATCACTATTGACGTCACCCCAGAGGAAAAACAAAAAACCGGCAATCGGGAAACGGCGCGAAGCCGCCTTTTGGGACCAGCTGAAGAAACAAATAGCGAAGCTGCGTCCGAATTGGTTGACCGAAAGGATTGAAAGTTGGGCGACGCCGGGATTTCCAGATGTTTTTTTGGAGGATGATCGGGGGGTGTATCACACAATTGAATTAAAACATTGTATAACGCCTCATGTAGATCTGAGCCCGCATCAGGTTTCGTTCCACTCTAGGCATGGCAACGGCTCCAGCTGGATACTTGTTAAGTATAGCCCGCATGGTGCGGGTCGGGCATACGCTCTAATGCTGTATCATGGGTCTCAGGCGGTGGACGTTCGGATGGAAGGTCTCTCAACTAACCCTGTTTTGGAGTTGGACAGCCCCGCCAGCTGGGAACCACTGTTTCAAAGGATCGAGGCCGGCTATGTTTTTGATTAGTTGGATTATGGACTGGCTTAACCGCCCGTTGGATCTGGACGCTGAATTAAAGAAATATAGAGATAAACGCGATCAGGATTGACGTGGGGCTGTACCGGTGTTACTTAGACTTACTTTAATTGTTCATAGGAGAAAAGAGCATGGAAATCCAAATCGAAACTGCACTACTCAAAGCGGCCATGTTGGCCACGTCAAAGGACGAGGCACGCTATTATTTGAAAGGCGTTTATTTTGAATTGTCTGGAAATCATGTCCGAATAGTTGCAACCGATGGCCACCGAATGTTTGTGGCATGTCAGGAAATGGCAAACCCTTTTGAAAATAACGTTACAATGGTTTTGCCGTTTGACGGTTTGAAAAAGTCTTTAACAGGCCTACGGTCAAAGGATACGTTTGTATCGTGCCAGTTTGGTACGCTCCAGTCCACCATAAATGACGTGGTGATGGAGCCCGTGGACTGTACTTATCCTGACTACAAACGCGTGGTGCCGCAAAAGCTTTCCGGCGAAACCGCGCAGTTCAATCCCGTCTACCTTGGTGAAATGGGTAAAATGGCTAAATGTTTGGGCGGCGCGCTGGTAAATATTGCACATAACGGTCAAGGCCCTGCGCTGGTCAGTTTCGGTCGGTTGGACTGTTTCGCTGTTATTATGCCCATCGATCGTTCGCGTGTTGAGCCCGCGCTAACCGCGGACATGGTAAACGATATTTTGGGCGCAAAAATCATGGACATGTTAAAGGCGGCTTGACCATTACTCAAAATTACTATTAAAAATAGGGCAGGGGGCAATCCTGCCCTATTTTTTTGGAGAAAAGAAAATGAAACGAGCTATTTTTTTTGACGAGTGTGGATCCGAAATCGCGATTGATTGCGTGGGCGGTGAGACTGTCGAGCAGCTGCTCACCAGCTACCCTGAATATCAATTTAGGTATTGGGAGGATCCCGACCGCTACTATACTCGGGTCGACTATTATGACCCTGTAGAGGACACAGACAATGCCTAAAGTATGGATTAGCGCAACAATGGAAACCTATCTGACATGGGAGGGAGACGTACCCGATGACGTACCCGAAGATGAATGGCGTACATGGATCAAACACAACGTGGATGGTGGTGAGTTCATACAGCATCACGGCCTGTTTGATGGCGGTTGGTATTTGGGCGACGACGTACACTTAGTAGATGAGGGGGACGTGTGATGACACATGTAATGCAACCAGCCATTTGACTATTACTCAAAATTACTATTAAATGTGGGGCAGGGGCAATCCTGCCCTATTTTTTTGGAGAAAATTATGGTTAACAAATCACTTCGCCCGCTCAACACCATCGCGGCAGATATTTCCGCTGATTGGAAAAAAGTAAATTTTGCAGCGGCGCCTTATTTATCCGCTATGCGCACGTTGCGTGGTATAAACGAAAATTACGGCTATGATAGCGGGCAATCGGTTGTGCGTTATTTTTTGGCGAACGCTGGGACATGGCGCGGCGAAAAAGCGCGTGAAATAAAAACCGAATTGAAGGGGATGTTAAAATGAAAAAAATAAATTTTATTCATACACCAAAAAAATTAAATGGTTATAACGTTATCGCGTTTGCACCCTGCCAGCCGCTCGATTTTAAAAATTTTATAGTTTTAATTGATTTGGGCGATAATTCTCTAACACCTTATTGTGCCGCGCATTGGAACGTCAGCGCGGGGGACGGTTGGAATGCGGGCGACTATTGCGAAACATACGCGGCCGCGTTTGAAGCCTATATCAGTAGGGCGAGCGCGGACCGATTAGTCGCTATTTGACTATTACTCAAAATTACTATTAAATATGGGGCAGGGGGCAATCCTGCCCTATTTTTTTGGAGAAAAGAAAAATGAAACACACAATCCCTACCCCGGCAACTAAAAAAGCAATCAAGGCCTCATTGGCCGCGCTGGGCTTTAAATTTACAACTTTACTTGCCGCGCCTCTTGGCAATCCTAAAATAGCCAAGAGCCTAAAAAAGGCCGGCGTCGTGACGTTTCCTATGCACTTGGCCCCACATACTTTGAGCGGTTTTAATACTTGCGCAAGCGCGACGGAAGCTTGCATTGCCCCCTGCCTAGACAAGGCCGGCAATCCTGCGGCCGGCGATGCAAAGCGCGCGGCAAGGATAGCGCGAACACAAGCTTTTTTTCGCGCCCGCGCGTTGTTCTTGGCATTGCTTAAAATCGAAATTGACGCCGCGATAAAATACGCCGCGCGGAAAAATATGGATTGCGCATTCCGCTTGAATGCGACTTCTGATATACGTTGGGAGGCTGTCCGTTTCTCTTGTGGGACTACTGTTGCCGACTATATCGCGGGAAAAGGCGCGACGGCCTATGACTACACAAAGCACATTAACAGAAAAGCGCCCGCGCATTATCATTTGACCTTTTCATACTTGGGCAATGATGACCACGCGGCAACAGCAATCGAACGCGGGCAGAACATCGCCGTTGTGTTCGATACGCCACGCGGAAAACCATTGCCCGCGTCGTTAAACATTGCGGGCAAGCGCCTTGCTATTCACGACGCAGACGAACACGACGCGCGGTTTTTAGATCCGCGTGGCGTGGTTTGTGGCTTGCGCTTTAAATATGATACCACGCGCGGCGCATTGCCACGACGCGACCAGCTGGCCGCCGGCATTGCATCAGGTTTTGTGATTAGTGGAAAGGTGGCGGCGTAATGTTTCAATTGTCTTGGAGTATTAACCATGGGAATAATAACATAGAGGATTTTTTCACGATACATGATGACCTTTTGAGCGCAAAAAAGGATTGTGAAAATATTAATTCGGAAACTGTGCTTCATTGCTGGTCGATATCAAAAATAATTGCTGCGTCCGAGCCGCATTGGGTGGATCCGCCAGCCATTTGACTATTACTCAAAATTACTATTAAATGTGGGGCAGGGGGCAATCCTGCCCTATTTTTTTGGAAGGTATAAAAATGAAAAATTATGAATTCTGGTTAGAGAGTGACTATGGTGCAATGTTTGGCCTCATTGAGGCTAAATCGGAAGCACATTTTATTGAAATACTCCGCCAAGATCACCGCGCGGATATCGGCGCTGATGGAGCGTTTGATTGCCCAGCCACGGGTGCTGAAAAATTTATCGACTGGAACCTAAAAGCTTAATTAAAATTTAAACCACGATATAGCCCGCGCCGATATCGGCGCGGGTTTTTTTATGCTCACCCGCTGTTCAAATAAAATAAAGTAAGACAAGGCGCCCGCGGCGCGCCCGCCGTGGCTTAAACGTATGAGCCCGTGCGCCGTGCGCCGTGGTACGCGACCAGCTGGCCGGCAACGATCGATCAGCGGACCAGCGGACCAGCGGACCAGCGGACCAGCTGGCCGGCAACGATCGATCAGCGGACCA